TATCGAGCCGGTGAGGAACGCGAAGGTAGCCGCGCAAGTGGTGTCCTTCGTCAAGCGCATCCCGATGGCCGACGCCCCTCACGTAGCGGAGCACTACGTCTCATCGAATGCCAGGTTCTACGTCGAGCGCGGGCACGCCTTCGGGAACCTGCTCGCCGATGCCGAGAAGCTACGCACCGAGTGGGCAACGGGGCGCAGCATCACCGCAGCAACAGCCCGCCAGATTGACGCGACACAGAGCAATTTCAACGCAGCGCAGCAGGCCAAGGCCATGCTTGCCGCAAGGAGGACCAAACCATGAGCAAAGAAACCATCATCGACGCACTGAGCGTTACCGCCGAGGCAATGGGGCAGCAGATCAGTCCAGCAGGGTTGCTGCTGATGGCGGATGACCTGGAACAGTATGGGGCCGAGCAAGTGCTGGCCGCATTGGCGCGGGTCCGGAGAGAGTGCAGAAAGCTGACAGTCGCGGACGTGATAGAGCGGATTGCATCGGCTGATGGCCGCCCTGGTGCAGACGAAGCATGGGCGAACGCGCAGCTTGCGCATGACGAGTCGATGACCGTGGTATGGACGCAGGAGGCCGCAGAAGCGTTCTGGATTGCCCGCCCGCTTCTGGTGCTTGGGGACAAGACCGGGGCGCGCATGGCGTTTCGTGACACATATCTGCGGCTGTGCGAGGAAGCGCGCCTGAATGGCCGTCCTGTGCAGTGGCAGGCGTGTCTTGGGTTCGATGCGGAGCAACGCGCGGAGGTGCTAGGTGCTGCCGTACAGGCAGGGAAAATCGGGGCCGAGTACGCGCGCGGATTGCTTCCACCGCCGGAAAACCCGGAGCGCACCAAGGCACTGCTGTCTCTGGTGTCGTCGCACGGTGTGCTTACCGACCAAGCCGCATCCGCAATCGAGCGCGAGACCGCGCGAGAACGTATTTCGGCGATCAAGGAAATGCTTGCCGCCAAGAAATCGATTTGAGAGGATAGAACATGGCAACCATCCAAATCCCAAGCTGCTTCAGCAGCCGTGAGCAGTACGCGCTATGGATGCGGTCTGCGAGGTCAAACAAGCCAGGCAGAAGCGGTTACTGCGAGGACTGCACGCCAGAGCACAAGTGCAGGATGGCCGAGCAGCACAGATGCGAGTATCCGGATACGTCGTTCCACACCGACGAGGACGGATTCGTGGCTGGGGTCCGGGTTGGCGGTGGGATACCGGGCAAGCCTGGGAGGCCACGGAAATATGCGTGATTGCATCCTGGCCCTGGACCTTGGCACCACCACAGGATGGGCGCTGAGAGGCCGCGATGGCTCCATCACCAGCGGCAGCGAGAGCTTCAAGCCGCAGCGGTTCGAGGGTGGCGGGATGCGCTTCCTTCGCTTCCGGCGCTGGCTCACCGAGACCAAGCAATGCGCGGATGGGGTCGATGCGGTGTACTTCGAGGAGGTGCGCCGCCATGCTGGTGTGGACGCGGCCCACGCATACGGCGGCTTCCTGGCCACGCTTACGGCGTGGTGCGAGCACCACGGCATCCCCTACCAAGGGGTTCCGGTAGGGACGATCAAGAAGCACGCCACCGGCAAGGGCAATGCAGGCAAGGCGGAGATGGTGGCCGCCGTTCGTGCAATGGGCCACCAGCCAGCGGACGACAATGAAGCCGATGCTCTGGCTCTGCTATGCTACGCTTCTGAGCAGCATGACGTGGGCAGGGATTGAGCTATGCCGAGACTGAGCAAAGAGACGTGGGCGGATATTCGGGCCGAGAGGGAGGCTGGGGCGACCTTCCCAGAGCTTGCCGCGAAATATGGCGTCTCACACCAGGCGATACAGAAGCGCGCGAAGGCCGGTGGATGGGGAGACGGCACCGATGTTGCAGAGGTTATCCGGCGCAAGGTTGCAGAAAAGGTTGCACGAGTAGTTGCAGGAGCCAACCCGGAAAAACGTGCCGAAGCCATCGACGCAGCAGCCGAGAAAAGCGCATCAGTGGTGCGCACACACCAGGCCGAGTGGGAAGCCCACCGTGAGCGATTCGGGTCTGCACCGGGTGACTTCGAATCCGGCAAGCTGGCCAAGATCAGCGCGGAAATGTTGCGCATCCGGCAGGATGGTGAGCGCAAGGCGTGGGGGCTGGATGATGCTTCCGCGCAGCCGACAATCGTGATTGAGCGCAGCTACGGATCAAGATGACCCGCATCGTTATCCCGCCGATCGACCTTCACCCAGGCCAGCGCCGCGTGCTCGAAACACCGGCGCGGTTCAAGGTCATAAGCGCGGGGCGGCGATTCGGAAAGACGCTGCTGGCTGTGGAATGGCTGGCACTGATGGAAGGCGGGGCGATTGACGGCAAGTCCGTGGCGTTTCTCTCCCCAACGTACAAGCTTCTGCTGGACGTGTGGGCGGATATGGAGCGCACGCTCAAGCCAGCCACGCGCAAGGCCAACCGGACGGAGATGCGCATCGAACTCATCACAGGCGGCATGATCGACTTCTGGACGCTCGAAGACAAGGACGCTGGACGGGGCCGCAAGTACGCCCGCCTCGTGATTGATGAGGCCGCCCATGCGCGCTACCTCAAGGACGCCTGGGAGCGGGCCATAAGCCCGACCTTGACGGATTACAGCGGCGATGCGTGGTTCATCAGTACCCCCAACGGGCTGAACTACTTCCACGAGCTTTTCAGGCGCGGGGACGATCCGACGTTTCCCGATTGGGCCAGTTTCCACATTCCGACGAGAGTCAACCCGCATATCGACCCGGCAGAGATCGAGCAGAAGCGCCGTGAGCTTCCAGACCTCGTTTTCCGCCAGGAATACCTGGCCGAGTTCGTAACCTTCGGCGGTGGGCTGGTGAAGCCGTACATGCTTGTGGATGCGCCTTGCCCACCAGGTTTGCCCGTGGTGCTCGGAGTGGACCTTGCCATCAGCGAACGCTCTGGCGCGGACTACACGGCCATCGTGGCGCTTGCCCGCGATCCGGACACCGGCATCGTGTACGTCAAGGAGGCCGAGCGCCATCGGTGCGGATTCCATGACGTGCTCCAGCGCATCAAGGCCGCAGCCGCGAGACACAGCCCTGTCCTCATCGCCATAGAGCAGACGCAGTACCAGGCCGCCGTGGTGCAGGAGCTTCTGCGGACTACACAGCTCCCGGTTCGCGGCATCAAGCCGGACCGCGACAAGCTGACGCGCTTCCTGCCCGTGCTCACGCGCTACGAGCAGCGCATGGTGCGCCATGATCCGTCTGGAGTCCCGGCCTGGTTCCGCGACGAGTTGCTATCGTTCCCGAACGGCGAACACGTTGATGGCGTGGACGCGCTGGCCCATGCTTTTGCCGTCATAATGTCTGCTATCTTAGGATACGGCTACGAGCCGGTCGGATCGCGTAGATGGTCCGGCAAGCAGGACCCGTCGCTGGAGGATGCGCCGATGGACAAGTGGAGCGCGTATTGATGGACACCAAGACCCTCAAAACCGAACTCGCCGCCCCGGCTATGACCGGCTTCCGCCAAGCGTGGACGTGGCGGCCACTGGCCAGCCTCACGCCCGCCCAGGTGGCCGAAATCCTGAGACGTGCCAGCATTGGCGACGCGCATGACTTCCTCATCGCCGCCGCCGACATCGAGGAAAAAGACCTGCACTATCGCGCCGTGCTCCAGACCCGCAAGCTGGCGGTGGCGGGCCTGCCGTTGGAGGTGCAGCCCGCAGAAGATTCGCGCGCGGCGAAGAAGGCAGCCAATCTGGCGCGAACAGTGCTCGAATCCATCGACCTGCCCGAGCTATTGGTGCAGCTTCTGGATGCGCTTTCCAAGGGCTACGCGGTGGCGGAGATCGTATGGGCCACCGACGGCCCAACCTGGACGCCTGCAGCCATCCTGCCGCGTGAAGCGCACTGGTTCCGATTCGACCGGGAGACTGGGCGCGAATTGCGCCTCATGGACGGCACGCCTGACGGGCAGGAACTGCCACCCTACAAGTTCATCGCCCATTCGCCAAAGGTCATGGCCGGAATCCCGCTCATGGGCGGGCTGGCCCGATCTGCACTGTGGGCCTGGGTGTTCAAGTCCTACGCCTTGCGCGATTGGGCGGCCTTTGCCGAGACCTACGGCCAGCCGGTCCGACTTGGCAAGTACGGGCCTGCTGCCACGCGCGAGGACATCGCGGTGCTCAAGCGGGCTGTGTTCGAGCTTGGCTCGGATGCCGGGGCGGTTATCCCGGAGAGCATGGCGCTCGAAATCGTCGAGAGCGGGGCAAAGAGCGCATCGGCGGACCTGTACCAGAGACTCATCGAGTACCTGGACCGCCAGGTTTCCAAGGCCGTGCTGGGCCAGACGCTCACGACCGACCAGGGAAGCAGCGGAAGCCTTGCCCAGGCCAGCGTCCATAACGAGGTGCGGGCCGACTTGATGCGCGCAGACGCCCGCGCGCTTGCCGCCACGCTCACCAGAGACCTGATCGCCCCGCTCATCGCGCTCAACATGCCCGATGCGCCCATGCCGCGCCTCTCGCTCATGGTGGAGGAGCCGGAGGACATGGCAGCGCTGGCCGATCAACTGGCCAAGCTGGTTCCGCTTGGCGTGCCTATCCCGCAAGCATGGGTGCTGGAGAAGTGGGGAATCCCTGAGGCCGCCCAGGATGAGCCGGTGCTTGGTGCTCCAGCAACGCCACCCACGCCGCCCGCTCCTGAACCCACCGACCAGGCCGGACAGTCCGCGCATCGCAGCACGCAATCCGCACACGCCACCGCCGACGGGTCAGACCCCACGCCAATCGACCCCATGACAGACCGCATGGACACCGAGACCGCGCCAGCGTGGGTCGAAATAATGGACGGCATCAAGCGCATCGTGGACGAGGCGCAGAGCATGGAGGGCTTGCGCGATGCGCTACTGGCGGCCTACGGCAACTTGCCCACCGACCGGCTCACCGAGGTCATGGCGATGGGCTTCGCAGCCGCAGACCTGGCCGGTAGGTATGACGTGCGGCAGGAGTCCGCGCCCGCACCGGCTACTGCCGCGCAACAGGAGCAGCACATCCACCTGCACGCAACCCTGGCGCTGCCCGATGGGTTGGCGGCGATGACCGCCAGCGCGCAGCCGGTCATTGAGAACCACATCCACGTTCCAGAGTCCGCGCCGCCCGTTGTTCAGGTGGACGTGGCCGCGCCTTCCGTTACCGTCGCCCCGCCCGCCGTGCAGGTGGACGTGGCCGCGCCGGAAGTCACCGTGCAGGCCGAAGTGCCGCCCGCAAATGTCGTTGTTTCCCATCCGGACCGCGCCATCCAGACCGTCGAGCGTGATCCGAACACCCTAGAAGTCACCCGCACCGTCACCACCTACGAAACCGACACACCTAAGGAGTAACCAATCATGGCCATTCAGTTTTCCGTAGCCGTCCGCAACGCCCGCCTCGATGCCATTGAAACCGCCATTGGAACGTCCGCAATCCTGAAAATCCGCACCGGCGCGGCACCGGCATCGTGCGCGACTGCGGACTCCGGCACCGTACTCGCCACGCTCAGCCTGCCGGCTGATTACATGGCAAATGCTGCATCCGGCAGCAAGAGCATGTCCGGCACGTGGCAGGATAACAGCGCCGACGCCTCCGGCACCGCTGCGCACTTCCGCATCTACGATTCGACCGGCACGACCTGCCACCTGCAAGGCACGGTGACTGCAACGGGTGGCGGTGGAGACATGCAAGTCGATAACACAAACTTCGCCACCGGCCAGAGCTTCACCGTCACGTCGTTCACGCTGACCGACGGCAACGCCTGATCGGGGAGCCGATCATGGCAATCACCACGCTCGACCAACTGCTCGCGGGGATGCTGCCGCCCGCGTCCATCGCCAAGGCCGCAACGCCCACGCTGGTCGCTGGACGCCCGCAGAGCCTGTTTTACCTCGCTGGTGCGCCTGGCGCAGCCGTTGCGCCGTCTCCCGGTATGTCCGGCGCTGCACTCACCAGCTACGGCGGCCAAATCCCTTTCCCCGCCGCAGTCGCAGGCAAAAACATCCACCTTGCGCGCTTCCAGGCGCAGGCCACCATCGCGGGCACGCTCATCCTGTGTGACCGGATGTGGCACAACTCGGGCCTGAACCTTACCGCGACGACAGCGCAGACCATCAACTCTGTGGCATGGCCCGCGCGCGACGCCAACGGCGCAACCAACGGCGATCAGGTGTTGATCGGGCTTGAGGTTACGACCGCTACAGGTTCCGGAACGCCGGTTTTTACCATGAGCTACACCAACCAGGCGGGCACGGCAGGCCAGACTGGCACCGGCATCCTGACCGGCGGCACAACGTCCGCCATCGGATCGTTCTACCCGATGGGCCTGGCCGCTGGCGATACCGGCGTGCGCTCTGTGCAGTCTTTCACCCTCTCGGCAACCTGGACATCAGGGGCCGCATCACTCGTGGCCTACCGCGAGATTGCGCGCCTGGAACTTACGGCTGCCAACGTTCCCGCAGCGATTGACGCTATCACCGCCGGCATGCCGCGCATGTACGACAACAGCGTCCCGTTCCTGCTGTTCGTCCCTTCAACCACGACGGCAAGCAACATCAGCGGGCAGGTGGTGTACTCGCAAGGCTAACCAATGGCCTACGCCGCGCAAATCAACGGCTGGCTCAAGGCGCGGCACGTCAAACGCAGCGCCGCGCAGACCTACAAGCGCATCGCCTGGGGAGACCTGGACGACACCGAATCCAATGTCTGGGGCGCGTGGATCTTCGGCACGTCCTCAAGCGGCCCGGTCACTGGCACGCTGTCGGCAACGCTTGGCGCGGCGTCGTTATCCGCAACCGGCAGCCTGGCAATCCAAGGCGGCGTCAATGTAACGCTGGCCACACTGACCGCATCCGGCAGCGCATCGCTTGCCATCAAGGCGCAGTTGGCGGCCACGCTCGATGCGGCTGTGCTGACTGCATCGGGCACGCTTGTATCGGCAGGCATCAATGGCTCCCTTGCCGTAACGCTGGACCAGGCCACGGCCACCGCAACCGGGGCGCTGGCGATCAAAGGCCAATGCGCGGCTGTGCTGGACGGTGCCGTCCTGTCCGCAACAGGCGCGGTTGCCATCAAGGGGCAAGTGGCCGCAGCGCTTGCGCCGGCCACACTATCTGCCACCGGGGCGCTGGCCATCCGTGCGCAGGCGTCCGTGACGCTTGACAACGCCACAGCAGTCGGGTCTGGGCAGCTTCCCATCCTCGCGCATGCGTCCAGCGTGCTGGAGCCAGCCACGTTATCCGCTACCGGCGCTTTGCCAGTGCGTGGGCAGGTGGCGGCTACGCTTTCCGATGCCTCGCTTGTGGCCACAGGCGGCCTGGGAATCCGGGCACAAACATCGGTGACGCTTGCGGACGCCACCATGACGGGCTACGGATCGTCCAGCATCAGAGGGCAATGCAATGTAACGCTGGGCGATGCGGTATCAGCGGGACAGGCGGCATTGGCATTGGCCGCGCATTTGACCGCAGGGCAGCTTGGCAATGCAGTCTGTGTTGCCACCGGGCGGCTGGCCATTACGGCCTATGGCTCCGCAACACTGGACGATGCGACGTGTATGGCGCAAGGCACGTCCAACAGCACGCCGCTTTCCATGGCGGCCATCAATGCGCTGGCTGATGCTGTGTGGTCGCAAACGCTGCCGCTACCGGCCACGCCGCCCGCATACACGCCTGGCGCTGGTCTGTTGTCCGCAGCAGAGATAGCCCGCGCCGCGTATGCTGTTTGGGATCGTAACCTGCCATGACGACGGCAGGCGCGAGACTCCGTGCGCTGTCCGGGCAGGACGGACAATCCGGGGCGCTGCTCCTCATGATTGGCGCTGGCGCTACGGCAGGGGCCGCGCTGGTCAACTATTCCGGGTTGCCAACAGTGACCGCCGCCGAGCACCTGCTGACAGACCACACCGTACCGCCATCGCCCACATTCGGCGGGCTGGGCCTGTATGCAGAGCCAACGCGACGCATCCGCGCGCGCATCCGACGAGACGATGACCTGATCGTGTTCATGCTGGTTGTATGAGCGACGACGCAGACCGTGCAGACATGCTAATAGAGTCCGCGATTCAGGAGGCGCTTGACGCCGCGCGCAGAAACGTTGGGCCATTGGCCACCGGGTGCTGTCTCTGGTGCGATGAGCCGCTTGCGGAAGGACGCCGCTGGTGCGGCCCGGAGTGCCGATCCGAATGGGAGCTATACCATGCCGCAGAAAACCGCCGCTGACTCGTCCTTTGCCTTCATATTCAGCCGCCCGTTCGCGGAGCAGGTGGCGTTTTTCCGTGGCAAGCTCGGAAACCTGGTCCCGACGAGGCGATGGGACGACATCCAGAAGGAAGCACACGACCGCGCCTTCATGGTGGCCGGGGCCGCCAAGGCCGATCTGCTGGACGATCTGGCTGATGCCGTGGACAAGGCCATCAACGAGGGCGAAACGCTCGATGCGTTCCGCAACCGCTTTGCCGACATCGTGCAAAAGCACGGCTGGCACGGCTGGACGGGAGAGGACACGGAAGCAGGCCGCGCATGGCGAACCCGCGTCATCTACCAGACCAACCTTGCCACCAGCTACTCAGCCGGTAGGCTGGCGCAGTTGCGCGATGCTGGCTATCGCTACTGGATTTATCGCCACACGCCGAACGAACACCCGCGCCTCCAGCATGTTGCCTGGGATGGGATGATGCTGCCCACCGATCATCCTTTCTGGCAGACGCACTACCCGCCCAATGGCTTCGGATGCGGATGCCGCGTGGTGGGGGCAAACGGCCCCAAGACGGCGAAGCTCGTAGGCGGAAACCCGGACTACAACGAGCCGCCGCCTGGGTGGGACGAGATCGACGAGAAGACCGGGGAGCAGGCGGGGATTGATAAGGGATGGGGCTATATGCCAGGGCAGACGTCGGACCTGGTGCGGGAGATAGATCGCAAGGCGGAGAATCTGCCTCAGCCGCTTTGGGACGCATTGCGCGCAGACGTAAGGAGGACCAGGAAATGATCCGCATCGACATCGACGACCGCGAAGTTCTCAATGCGCTTGATAACCTCCGCAGCCGCACCTCGAACATGAAGCCGGTTATGCACGACATCGGCAAGGTGCTGGTGGAAAACAGCCGTGAGCACATCCTATCTGGCCGCGACTGGACCGGGCAGCCGTTCGCCCCCAACAGCCCGGCCACGCTTGCCCGCAAGAAGGGCAATAAGCCGCTCATCAACGAGAGGACGTTCGTCAGAAGCCGTCTGCACTACGAGGCCAGCAATGACAGCGTGATCGTCGGATCGTCCGCCGAGCAAGCCGCCGTGCTCCAGTTTGGGGCAAAGAAAGGGGCCTTCGGCACGACCAAGCGCGGGGCCAAGATACCCTGGGGCGACATCCCTGCGCGGCGTTACTTTCCGGTAACACAGGATGGCAGGATAGACGACTCGGCCCGGTCTCTGATCATCGACGCCATCGCCGCGTATCTGGAGGAGGAGTGACTGGACAAACAAATACCCGTCTGATATACGGCGGCCTAGGCAAACAGTCACGTTATGACTGTCTCGGTTGTCCGTGAGTACAACGGTCCGGTCCTTTTTGGAGGTGCACGATGGGCGCAAAATCTGACTACCTGGAAAACAAGATCATCGACTGGCTATTTCGTGGCCAGACCTACACCCCTCCCGCAACCATTTATGTCGGCCTGCTCACCTCCGCACCGACGGATGCGGGCGGCGGTACCGAGGTGAGCGGCGGCAGCTATGCGCGTGTTGGCGTGGCCAGCAGCTTGACAAACTGGGCCGGTACGCAAGGCGCTGGCACAACCACGGCCAGCAGCGGGACGAGCGGCACCACGAGCAACAACGCGGCCATCACCTTCCCGGCCCCCACGGCCAACTGGGGCGTGGTAAGCCATTTTGCCCTGTACGATGCGGCATCCGGCGGCAATATGCTGTATTACGCCGCGCTTACCACGCCCAAGACCATCAACAACGGCGACGCCGCGCCGAGCTTTGCGGCTGGTCAGTTGTCCGTGCAAGAGGACAACTAGCGGGCAGTGACGTGAGCCACATCGTCATTGCCCTGTCTCACGACCCGCGAGACTGGATTAGCCGGGCAATGGCCTGGCTGACGCATGGCCGCTATACCCACGTGGCCCTCGTGTCCGGCGATGGGACGGAGGTAATTGAGGCGAGTGGTGTGGGCAAGCCGGAAGGCGTGCGGATGGCCAGCTTTGAGGTTTGGGCTGCCAAGCACCCGCGCTATGTGCTACGCAAAATCCACCACCCCAACCCGGAACTGGTGTGGCGCATCGCGGCTTCTAGGCTTGGCGAGGGGTACGATTGGGCCTACCTGTGGGGCTGGCTGCTCAGGCGCAACTGGCAGGACTCGTGCAAGTGGGTTTGTCACGAGTTGATTGTCTGGGCTTGTGAGCAGGCGGGCCACGCCATAATCGAGATGGAGGATGCGCAATGGCTCACGCCTGAGCATCTATACCTGGTTTCCGAACCAATGGAGCGACCATGACGAACGACCAACTCGCGGCGCTGGCCGCTGAGATAACCAGCAACCCGGCCTATGCGGACTGGATCGCCAACGGCAACGACCAGCAGATAGCCGACGCCCTGAACGCCACCACCCATCCGGTAGTTGGTAGCGTGGCCCGTTCGCGCTTCTCGATGTGGTGCGGGTTAAGTGGCCTGCGGGCGGTAATCGCGGACCACGCGGCAAACCCGGCTTCGCCACTTCGCGCCATAGCGCTGACAATCCAGGACTTCCTGCTTGGCGGTGTGGCGGAGTCTATCGACTTTGCCGATCCAGCCAACCAGGCCATGCTGCAAGCATGGGTTCAAGCTGGGGCGATTACGCAAGCCCAGGCGGATGAGCTTCTGGCGCTGGCAACTACCCAGCAGCCGGTATTTGGTACCGTGAGCAATCTGGACGTGGCCCGCGCTCTGGGCCGGACGGGGGTCTGATATGCCGATCTCAACAAATGACATGATCGTCAAGCTCGGCACGACCAAGACGCTGGAGGCCAATGGCGCGTCCATCGCCAACAACACCATCGTGCAGGCCGATGATGCGACGTACAGCATCACTGCTGACGGCAACGATGCGCCCGATGCCGAGTTCGTGCTGGCCTGCACGTTTGGTACCGCGCCGACGGTCAACACTACCATCGACCTGTACGCAGCCGAGCAGGATATTGACGGCACCAACGACGCTGCCGCGCCAACGACGACCTACAAGCCGCGCTACATCGGCAGCTTCGTGGTCAACAACGTCAACACCACGCAGTACCTCAAGCTGCGCGCCAGCGACGTTCCGACGGTGGCGTACTACTACCTGCTCAACAACGGCACTGGCCAGACTGTAAACGCAGGCTGGACCCTCAAAGTCACCCCGAGAACCGTAGGACCCAAGTAAATCGTGGCTAATCTGATCCTGCCACGCAGGTCACTGCTGCCGAATGGTGACGTAAACGCGCTGGAAGTAGACTGGAGCCATCCGTACTTCCGAGTGGCTACCCGTGCGGTAATCATCGTCGGGGGGCGCTATCGCACATTCGCCAAAGGCGTAGAGCCGTACACGGCTAAAGCCTATGCAGGGACGATACTCACTAAAGGTACGCCACGTGGCCTTGCGTGGTACGGGACGGGATCGGGCACTAAGATCAATCTGTCGCCGGTTATACCAACGCTGACGACGCTGCTGTTGGATGCTTGGTCTACCGCGCTTAGGACCGGCAAAGACGGGGCTACAAACTACTACGGCTATATTACCGCTACTCCGAGCCTAGTGTCTTTCGGCAATGGCGCTGTTCCTAGTTCCGCCGCTAGGAGGAACTGGTCTTGGCCAAGCCCGCAACGTGGTGTCTGCATTAGGCCAGACGCGAATGCTGCTAATGCTCCTGCGGTTTATACAGATGGCGCAGCAGCGACTGTTTCATACGTTTCTGGCACAGCCACATATTATAGCTGGGGCGATAGCAGCACATATTGGGATGTCGGTTACGACCCAGGCAACGCCACTACGAGTCAGACAGACACGCTGACGCTGGCCGCATTCGTCGATTGGAGCGTGCCAGATGACATCATGGCCCGTGTTTCCGCGGACCCGTGGCAAATCTTCAAGCCCGCCCGGCGCGTGCTGTATTTCACTGCTGGCGGTGGTGCTGGCCAAGCCCTTGACGGCTCTGCCTTGGCGAGCGCCACAGCAAGCGGCGCACTCACTACTGGGATACCGCTCACAGGTGCGGCAAACGCGGCGTCCTCATCGAGCGGATCGCTCACTGCCGGGATACGGCTAACTGGCTCGGCAAATGCCGCGTCCACATCATTCGGCGTCCTCTCCACGGCTATACCGCTCACTGGTGCAGCCGCAGTTGCATCCACCGCCAGCGGTGGGCTAACTACCGCCATCCCGCTCACGGGTGCGGCGGCGTCTGTATCCATCGTTGGCGGCAACCTCACAGCCACGATCAAACTCTCCGGCTCGTCCATCGCCCAGGCATTCGCCCAGGCTGGGCTTGATAGCGCCATCCTGCTTTCTGGATCGGCCACAGCAAGCGCATCGGCAGCCGCCAGCCTCACCACGCAGATAAGCCTGTCCGGTGCAGCCATCGCATCCGCATTGGCAACAGCAAACTTGACCACAACCCCGTCCGGTCTGACAGGCCAAGCCAGCGCATCGGCAAGCGCATCCGGTGCTCTGCTCACGCAGATTCCGCTTGTTGGGGCCGCCCAGGCATTCAGCATTGCGGCAGGCGGGATTACGACCCACATACCGCTATCTGGCGCGGCGGCGTCCGTATCCAGCGCATCTGGGGCGCTCACGATAGAGACCACCATCAGCGGGGCGGCCATCGCAGAAGCCGTTGCGAGTGGCACACTCAGCACACAAATAAGCCTCAGCGGGTCGGCCCTATCCAGGGCGGCGGCCTTCGGTTCGCTTGGCGCTGGCACTGAGCTTCCTGCCGCGCTGCCCCACCTTGTTGAGGCGACACGATCTGATTGGACAGTACGGGCAGACGACTCGGATTGGACCGTAAAGGCAGACAACGGACCATGGGAGATTGCCGCATGATCGACAAAAAGTTTCCATCCGTAGCGCCCGAGGCGCTAATTCCGATGGCGTTCAGCTTCGCCCGTTTCCTAGGCCCTGCGGCGTTCATAGACAGCATCAAGAGCGTTTCCATCGCCGTGGAGCATGGGGACGACCCGGCAGCCTCTACGCGGCTCTATGGAGTGCCAACCATAGACGGCCAGCGTGTGGTGCAATGGATTCGCTATCCGGTGCTTGGTTGCGTCTATCGCGTCAAGGTTGTTGTGGCCGCGTCTGATGGCCGAGAGTGGCCGTGTACTGCGCTGCTGCCTGTGCATGAGCTTTAGCACTCGATTTTCTGGACAATGAAATGATCCTGTGCTATACGGCGGCCATGGAAAAGGACACGGTCACGGTATGACTCACGGCCACCAAGCTACAACTTCCCACAACGCAGCGGCCAGCGCGGACATCCGTCTTGAGCGCCACGCCTTTTCCATGTCGCTCCTCCCAGCCGACGCCCCTGACGGGGAATTCACCCCGCCGGAGTGGGTCCACCTCATCCCGGCGGGGACTTTCTCAGGGCGAGACGGGCGCGGTCCGTACAAGCTGGACGCCAAGGCCGTGCTGGATGCCTTTGCCGCCAATGGCGCGGACTTGCCTGTGGACTACGACCACCAGAGCCTCACCGCCGACGAGAAGGCCGGGCCGGTTCCCGCAGCCGGGTGGATCAAGGAATTGCAGTCCCGCGAGGATGGTATTTGGGCGCGGGTGGAATGGACGCCGCGCGCCACCGAACTCCTTGCGCACAAGGAATACCGCTACCTCTCGCCGGTTTTCCGCTACCAGGCCAAGGATGGCCGCGTGGTGGCTATGTCCGGCGCGGGACTGACCCATAACCCCAATCTCTACCTGCAAGCCGCAGCCTCACGAAAGGAGAGCCACACCATGACCATACCCGAGAAGCTTGCCGCCATGCTTGGCGTGCCTGCCGACTGCACCGAGGACGATGCCGTCGCCGCCTGCCAGCGCCTGATTGACGAGCGCGAGGCTGCCCATGCCCGCCAGCCCGATCCCGCCCAATACGTGCCTGTGGCCATGCACAAGCAGGTGGCCGACCAACTCGCCGCCTTGCAGGCCGACATCGCCAGACGCGATGCCGAGGCAGCCGTTGAGGCCGCCATGAGCGCGCGCAAGGTTAGCCCCGGCATGAAGGATTGGGCGATTGCCTACGCCAGCAGCGACCTGGAAGGCTTCCGCGCCTTCGCCGCCGCCGCGCCGGAGATCGTGCCCGCGTCCGAGACCAAGCCCTCCGCGCACAGCGTGGGAGGCGTGGTCCTGTCCGATGAGGACCGACTCGCCGCCAAGCTGCTCGGTCTGACCGAGGAAGCATTCGCCCAAGCCAAGCAAGCCACCACCAAGGAGTAAGACATGGCCATCATCACCCCAGCCCTCATTACCAGCCTGCGCACTGGCTTTTCCAAAGCCTTCCAGGACTCTTTGACCGCCACGCCCAGCGACTGGGCCAAGGTGGCCACCCGCGTGCCTTCCAGCGCAGCCAGCAACACCTACGGCTGGCTGAACCAGTTTCCCGCCCTGCGCGAGTGGGTTGGCGACCGTGTGATCAAGGACATGGCCGCGCAAGCCTACCAGGTGCAGAACAAGCTGTACGAAGGCACGGTCTCGGTGCGCCGCACGGACATCGAGGACGACAACGTGGGCGTTTACACCCCGCTGTTTTCCGAAATGGGCCGCGCCGCCGCCGCGCACCCGGATCAACTGGTGTTCGACCTGCTCAATACCGCGCACACCACCAACTGCTACGATGGTCAGTTCTTCTTCGACACTGACCACCCCGTCTATCCCAACGTGGACGGCACTGGTGTTGCCACGCAGGTTTCCAACGTCCAGGCCGGTGCTGGCGCTGCCTGGTATCTGCTCGATACCAGCCGCGCACTCAAGCCGCTGATCTTCCAGGAGCGCACCACGCCTGAACTGGAGGCGCTGACTTCCACCCAGGACGAAAGCGTGTTCATGAGCGACGTATACCGCTACGGTATCCGCTACCGCTGCAATGCGGGCCTGGGCTTCTGGCAGATGGCCTACAAGAGCCAAGCCACGCTGGACGCCACCAACTTCAACTCTGCCATGAGCGCGATGATGAGCATCAAGGCAGACGGTGGCCGCCCGATGGGCATCAAGCCCACCGTGCTGGTTGTGCCGCCGTCCTTGCGCGCCAACGCCATCGAGATCGTAAAGAACGAGCGTCTGGCCAACGGTGCTTCCAACGCCAACTTCGGGGTTGTCGATCTGATCGTGTCCCCGTGGCTTGTGTGATGAGGTGAAGCATGGCACGCGCAAAGACTGCCAACCCGGTTCTGGACGGCATGGTGGATGTTCCACCAGCAGCCGCGCGCGTGCTGCTGTCCGTGCGCACCGTCTCAGCGCATGGAAACGCCCAGCGCTACCGCTCCGGTCTCGGCCCGTTTGGGCGCGAGGCTGTGGCTGTAGAGGCCACGCCAGAGCAGGCCGAGGCGATGCGTGCAGACCCGATGCTGATCGTGGCCGAGACGGCTGACGAATGACCTACGCCACCCAGGCCGATCTTGAGGACCGCTTCGGGGTCGATGAGCTTACACAGCTCACAGACCGGGCTGGCGCGGGTGGGCCTGATGCTGGCATCGTGGCGCGCGCGCTTGCCGATGCCGATGCGGAGATCGACGGCTACCTCGCCAGCCGCTACGCCCTGCCGCTGACGACGGTCCCGGCGGTGCTCGCCCGCATTGCGTGCGACATTGCCCGCTACCGGCTGTGGGAGGACCGCGCCAGCGAGGAAGTACGCCTCCGCTACGAGGACGCCCGCCGCACGCTGGAGAGCATCGCCAAGGGCCAGGTGTCTCTTGGCTTGCCTGCCGCATCGGCAGCCCCGGCGCTTGCCGAGGTGAGCTTGGGCAATGCTCGCGTGATGACCCGCGACGGGACGGATGGCTACTGATGCTTGACCTGGAACCGCTCATCCGCCAGCGTCTCATCGACACTGTGCCCGCGCTTGCCGGTGTTCACGGTGCGGTGGCGCTTGGGGTCGATGACGTAGGCGGAAAGCGCCTACCTGCCGCCTTTGTCGTCTCTGACGGCCACAAGGTGCTGGAGGTGACTGGCTTCGGCAAGACCGCGCGCATCGCGTCCCGCTGGCTGGTTGTGGTGGCGGTGCGCAACGTGCAGCAGGCCGCGCATGGTGAGGCCGCCAGGGCGGACGCCGCCGATCTTGTGCTGGCCTGCCTGCAAGCGCTCATGGGCTGGCAACCACGCGCCGGGGTGCAGACCCTGCAACCCGTCACCCCGCCCGCCCCGGTCTATCAGGACGGCCTGCTGCTCTACCCGCTGGCCTTCGAGGTTGGTGAAGTCATCCATGGAGCCGAATCGTGATCGTGACACTCAGCAAGGCCCACACCGACGCAGGGCTAGAATACCAACCAGGCGACACGCTGGACGTGGACGAGGCAACCGCGCAATGGCTGATTGAGCATGGCGTGGCCGAAGCCGCGACTGACCCGAAACCCAACAAACCCACCCGCAAAGGAGATTGACCATGGCGTACTTTTCCGGCCAAGGCCGCGTCTATATCGGCACCCGCGACAGCAACGGCAACCCCCAGGCCATGCGCTGGCTTGGCAACGTGCCCGAACTCAAGGTGTCTCTGAACGTCGAGACCATCGAGCACAAGGAGAGCTATTCCGGCCAGCGGCTCACCGACCTGCAACTCATCAAGGGCAAGGACGGCGAGTTTTCCTGCGGCGTGGAGGACTTCTCCATCGAGAACCTGGAACTGACCCTGTACGGCCAGACAAGCAGCGTTACGGCTGGCAGCGTCACCAATGAGGCTCTGCCGACTGGCGCAGTGGTGGGCGGAATCTATCTGCTGGCGAACCAGTTTGTTTCTGCCGTTGTCGTCAAGGACTCTGCCGCCACCCCCGCCACCCTGACGGCGGGCACGCACTACAAGGTGCACGCCGAGCAGGGCGCTATCGAGATCCTGAACGTCGGCACCTTCACCCAGCCGTTCAAGGTGGATTACAGCTATGGCGCGGCCAAGCGACTGGCCATGTTCAAATCCGCCCAGCCGGAGGTGTGGATGCGCTTCGACGGACTCAACACCGCCGACTCCAACAATCGCGTGATCGTCGATCTGTACCGCGTGGTGCTAAACCCGTCCAAGGACTTCAGCCTGATTGGTGACGAATTGCAGAAGTTCGAGCTATCTGGCCGCGTGCTGGCGGATACCACCAAGAGCGACACCGGACCGCTTGGCCTATTCGGTCGCGTGATCCAAGCCTCTTGAGGTAGCGCATGACGCAACAAGACCCGCGCGGCATCGCCATCACCCCTATCAAGGTGCGCGACCTGCCGCGCTTTCTCAAAGCCATCGAACCTATCGCGGCGGAACTGGCCACCGGCGACATCTCCGGGGCCTTGATGCGCCATGCCGAAGCCGTGATCGAGGCCACGACCATCGGATCGGGCGTAGAGCGCGCATGGCTGGATATTCAGACTCCGGACGTGCTGGCGGAACTGGCCTCCCGCGTGCTGGGGGTGAACGCGGATTTTTTCGTCCATCGGGTGCTGCCAGTGATTCAGGATGCGGCGGATCGTCTCGCACAAACCGCCTTTGGTGGCACGAGTGGATCGCCGCCCTCGTCGATGCCGGATTCGGCTATCGAGACGTGATGGATATGGCCTGGACGGACGCGCGGGACTTCATGGCGGCGGCGCAGATAATGCGCCGTCATCGTTTGATGGACATGGCAGTGGCCGCGCGCGTGGCCCAGGCTGAGAAAAAGGACTGGGAGCGGTGGGTGAAGGACATCGGCGGATAAACTGAGCGCCATGGCACAGAAAAGCCTCGAAATCAAAATCACCGCGGACAGCAAGCAAGCCGTCGCTTCGCTTGAACAGTCGGCGCGCGCTTTGGAAGGTCTTGGCCAGAAAGCCGATGCGGTCAAGATTCGTGTCGTCGATATGGCCAAGGCGTTCGCTCTTGGTCAAGCTGCATTCCAGGCCATTGGTGCCGCCGTAACGTCAATTTTCGTCTCTCTTCCCAAGGCCGCGCTGGAAGCGGAAAGACTCGGTAACGCATTCAAGGTTCTGTCCGGCTCGGCTGCCGCAGCAGCGGCGGAACAGAAGTTCGTGAGCGATGAGGCGCAACGGCTTGGCATCTCGCTGTCGGATGCACAGGAAGCCTACCTAAAGCTTGCCGCCGCCGCGCGCGGAACATCGCTGGAAGGCGAGGCGGCGCGCAAGGTGTTCTCGGCAGTCGCTGGCGCTGCTGCAACGCTTGGCCTGTCGTCCGCTGAAACCTCCGGGGCTTTGCTTGCCATTTCGCAGATGATGAGCAAGGGATCGGTGCAGGCCGAGGAACTGCGTGGGCAGCTTGGTGAGCGCATCCCAGGCGCATTCCAGATTGCCGCGCGCGCTATGGGCGTGTCCACGTCTGCCCTGTCTGAAATGCTAGATCATGGCCAGATTCTGGCAGATGACTTTCTGCCCAAGTTCGCCGAACAGCTTGCGAAGGAAATCCCCGGCAGCGCGGAAACGATGGGGTCCGCATTAAACCGCGTCGCAAACACGGTAACGCAAGCCATGCAGTTGATGGGCGGTGCGCTTGCGGACGCGCTTGACAAGGCTTTGGGGCTGAAAGACGCCAGCAAGTCCTTGGCGCAAAGCGATGGCGTCGTGGAGTTCGCGCGCAAATCTGCCAAGGCCATTGCGGCGCTGATTGACGTGGTGCGCGAGTTGGTTCTGTTCGTGCCGAACGTGCTACGCACTATTGGCGGGACCATTGCGGCTGTGGCGCGCGACATCAAGTTTGTCTTCGACATTGCCGCCGCCGTCGTCACAAAAGGGGTTGGGTCCGCTGGCGTGGCTGCCATGAAGCGCGCGCTGGACGAGCGCAATGCTTTCGTGGCGGCCTACAACCAAGACTTGGCGGATCGCTGGTTTCCGAAGAACCTCACTGAGCGGGTGGACGAGTTCTTCGTCAAGCTCCGCAAGGAGCAGGCCCAGGCGGCCGCGAAAACAGCGCCATACCTTGAAGCATCGCTGACTGCCGAGCAGCGCAAAACGCTCGATGCAATACGGTCGAGCGAGGAAAAGCTGGCCGCCGAGTACAAGGCCCATGCGTCCAATCTGTACACTGCCCTGACAAGTGGGGCAATCGGTATAGAGGAGTACAACAAGGCGCGCACGAAGCTGGAGAAGTGGTACCAAGAGCAGCTTGCCAAGTCGCGCAGGGGAAATGTGCTCACGCGCCTGCCAGACCTCAAGAAGCCGCTGGAGGACGACATCCGTGCCATGCAGGATGCGCTCAAGACCCAGGGCGAGATCGTCGAGACGGCGCTTGCTGCGCGTCTGGTCAGCGTCTCAGACTACTGGAAGGCGAAGGAGGCCATCGACGCCCAGGCCTTCGCCACCGAACGCGAGAAACTCACCCGCGAGCTGGCCGCGCAGGAAGACCTGATCGCCAAGCTCTCCCGCGTCAAGCCGAAGGACGCCAACCAGAAGGCCGAGGTCGCCCAGAAGCTCAACGACGCGAAGGTGTCGGCGGCGAATCTGCGCGCTGAACTCGGCGCACT